AAGCGTGTCGTCCCCCTGGTTACGAATCGCCATCCCAAGCGAGAGCAAGACGAGAGTATCTCCGCTCTCGCGCCATACTTCGCTTCAAGGGGAGTAGTCTTCATGCGCTATCCAAACAATTTACACGCTCGCGTCTCAGTCGCTTTGTTCATTTTCATCCTTGCCTTCACGCAGCTTCCCAATTCCGCGCGCGCGATTGATGACCGGGAACCAGGCTTGCAATTGGAGACGGGAGACGCGCCGCAAGCTCTCTCGCTTGCGGCGACGCCCGAATCCATCAAGATAGTCTCTTACAACATACGTTATCGCTGCGGCAAAGATTTGAGCAGCCTCATCGAACTGCTGAAATCCGACGCGGAGATAGGGCACGCCGCCGTCATAGGCTTACAGGAAGTTGACCGCAACAAGAAGCGCACGGGCAACGTCAACACGGCGCGGCTCCTTGCGAAAGAGCTGGGCATGTACTATGCATGGGCCGCGCCTCCGCCGCCGCCCTCCAAGGATAACAAGCAACAGGAAGAGGAAACGGGCGTCATGATTTTGAGCCCGTATCCTCTCGCGGATGTCAAAGGTTTCGTGCTGCCCAACGAAGGGCCCGGCGGCCGCAGACGCGCAGGCATCGGCGCGACTGTTCGCATCGGCGCAACGAGCGTGCGCGTCTATTCGCTGCACGCGGAAATCCGCACCTCGAACGAGCGGCGACTGCAACAGCTTGGTGCTGTGCTCGAAGACCTTAATGCTCATCACACGCAGGTCGAGCGGGCGGTCGTACTCGGAGATTTCAACACCCTGACCGGCAAGGATGTTGACGGAACGAGCGAGCTTTTCACAAACGCTAAATTCTCCACGCCCTTCTCAAACGGCGTCTCGACCTGGAAGACTTTCATCATCGAACTAAAACTCGACTGGCTCTGGCTGCGTAATCTCACGCCTACCAAATACGGGATAGATAAAAAGGTCGGCCTCTCCGATCACTGGCCGCTGTGGGTCACCGTCTCGCTGAACGAAGAACGTGGAAAATTGAAGTAAAACCTGCTATTGTCCGGCTCATAGTGATTGTTCCTCGCCTCACTAGAGCGGAGTCTCAGACCGCACCAGTCAGGCTAATCAAAGGTCAGGCGCTCAATTTTTTTGCCTGACGACCACCCGTCACATTCGAGGCCACACCATGCGCGAGCGGATTATCGAAATAGAGGCTTACTCGTTGGAGGAAGCCGAAAGGATGCTTAACGCCGATAAGGGCATCCTTGTCCTTGAAATAACTATTGTTAATCGTGAAAGAACTGAAACCATTGAAAGCATTGCGGACACCGTTGCCAAGGCTCTTGCGGCTATAAGGGGAATTCCGGCGAAAGCTGAGATACACCCGCACGAGGTTAAGACGGACGCCGGGCGAGTCGCCATCAAGGCGCATGGAGATAATGAAGAAAGCGTGGGGCAAGAGATCAAGCCGAAGAAGGCCGAGGTCATAGAATCCATCACCCTGCACAAAAAAGGTAGAAAAGGTTTCCTGGGATTTTTCAAGCGTCTTAATCTTTATGAAGTAGTGCTCTTTCAGCAGGCTGTGGTCGAAGTAACATTTCACGAGAAGGCCAGACTTCGAGCAAGAGTTCTGGGCTATCTGGCAAAAGATTTATTAGACTGCATCGAGGAATTACATAGTAGTAACGCGCGTTGGGAGGAAGCCGCCCAATCGTTGAATCCCGGAAACTCTGACCGGATGCGGACATGGCTGGAGGGATTGCACGAGTCGGAATCACTTGATCTCCCCAATCCTCTGGAGCTTATTGAGGACGCGTGCCGCAGTAATCAATGGGCGAGTTGGGAAGAGGCCATCATTGAAGCCCACAAGAAAGTCCTGGCGGCACGGACGCGATTGTGGGCTGTGTTGAGGGAGTTGGACGTAGACATCGCAGACGTGTTCACGCTCTATAAACTTATCAGGTGGGAGCCGAGAAGCCGTAGAGAACCGACCGGCATACCTAGGGACGAGTATGGCCATCATCACCATCCTGACGAAAAACTCAGAAGAACGATTCCTCATTACTCGACTGACAGGAAAGCGTTCGCCGATGTGGAAAGAAAGCTCGAAGTGATCGCGGGACTTAGAGACTTCTACGAACAATGCCTCGAAGAAGCAGGTTTGAAGGAATCCACTGCCCCCCAGAGGAAGAAGTGCGCGGCTATTTACAAAGCTCGGCGGCGACAGTTAGGAGACAGAGGGAAAGACGATGATGGTAGGTAAGAAAAGCTTAGCCGAAACAAAATAGTGAGGGCTGTGAGTTTCGCCCCATAAACCCACAGTTAGTCCGCAAAGGCCCTGATTGCCTAACAATATGGGTTTTTCTTAGCATTCCTCTATACTGCATACCTCGCAAAATGCGATATTGCGAATAAGACGAAACAATTCCCGTCAAAATCCCGACAAGCCAAACAGCATTACTTCCCCGCTCTACACACCTTAAAAATATACATCTCTGCTCGTCGCTATAGTCTCGCACCAGGCGCAAAGGTGAGATGCCGCGCCTCCCTCAGATCGCCAGGTGTAATAGTCCTCTAATGAGCCGGACACCCACGAGCGATTTGAACTTATAGAGCGGCATCTCCCTCGCCCAATGAAAGACCCTCACAACCTTGACCAGGAATTTACGCGGCGGACTCAATTTCGAAGGCAAGCGGCAGCGGCCTCTTTTCGTTTCAACGCCGAAGCCTTTACCTGAAGCCGTCGAGCAGACGCTCCTGATCAACTGGCGTAATAAGAACGAGGATCGCCATCCGGCACTACGTTGGCTGCACGCGATCCCGAACGGGCTCTTCACCGGTGGCAGGAAATTAACCGCAGCGCGCGCCGTAGCCCAGGGCCTGACGAAGGGTATCAGTGATCTTTATCTGCCCTTTCCCGTAAGGCTCCCCCTTGAGAGATGCGGAGTCCTCTACTGCGGTCTCTACATCGAGATGAAGACCAAAGGTAGGAAGCCGACGCCGGAGCAGGCCGATTTTATCTCGTTCGTGACTGAGGCCGGATACAAAGCAGTCGTTGCTTACTCATGGCAGCAAGCGGCCCTCGAATTGGTCAGTTACCTCAAGCTGAAAGACTTCACCCCCATAATCTGATGGACAACAAAAGCCCGTATCCTCCGAAGCCTTCGTTCCCTGCTCTCACCAGCACGGCGGATCGCCAGCGCATCTTCGGCAAGTTCGAGTACCGCTCCCAGCCTACAAAGGGCAATCCTGAAGGAATCCTCATTCTGGGTGACTGGCAGGCGAAGAACATCGTCAAGGTTACGGTCCCGCAGCTCCGCCAGGTGGCGTACGCGCCGCTTGACGGCGGAATCTATTTTCACAGGTACGGCGTCAACCAGTTGCTCGCTCTCTTCGAGGCCTGGGAGCAGGCCGGGCTCATGCGCCTGGTTAAGACCTGGGCGGGCTCCTTCGTCCCGCGCTTCATTCGCGGCAGCCGTACCGTTTTGAGCAATCACGCCTTCGGCACAGCCTTCGACATAAACGTGCCGTGGAATCCCCTTGGTAAACGGCCTGCGCCGCGCGGCGCCGAAGGCTCCGTCGTTGAGCTGGTCGAGATCGCCAACCGGTTCGGTTTCTACTGGGGCGGCCACTTCGGCAAGCGCCCGGACGGGATGCACTTTGAACTCGCAAAATTGATTGGGCCCGCTGAGTTGAGAGACCTGCTGCGGCCCGCGCCGGCCGACTTGCCCTCACCTCATTCGACACAGACGCCGGTCGTAATTACACACCCGTCTACTACGACGCCGGTTGTGATTGCGGGCGCATCTGTCGCGTCGTCTGAGAAAGCGCCGGCGCAAAATCCTCCCGCCGCCGATGAGCCCTCTCTTACCGACTCACTCATCGACACGATCCCGTCAGAGACGATCACCTCCACCGCGACCAAGCTCGCAGGCAAAGCCGCGGGCGTGCGCACAAGCTGGATGATCTTTCGTCCCTTCCTTTTCTTCTATGCCGCGCTTAAAGCCGGACAGGCGTGGGCATGGGGAAGCTTGATTGTTACGGCCGCGGTCATTTGTTGGTACGCATATAAGCACCGCGTAGCCCTCAAGCTCAAAATCCGCAAGATCCTCGGCAAGGTGAGCAGCAAATGATAGGGACGAGACTGGAAGCACTAAAAAACAGGTTCACAGCTCTTGGGCCATTGCGCTGGCTTCTTCTCGCTGCCACCGCGGTACTACTTCTTTTCCTTTTCTCTTCGGCACGCAACGCGGCTGGTGATTTTCTTACTCATGTACGGGAATCCATGCAGGACAGAGCCATCGAGAAGAAAGAGACCGAGAGCCGCGCGCATGAAGAGAACGCCGACACGATCCGGATGGAACGCCTTCGCATTGAGGGCGAACTTAAAGCCATCGCGGAACAGGCCGCAGTGGCCACAGAGGAATCCGAGCGGGCACGCCTCACGCTGGCAGAAAGCAAACGACGTTATGAAAAAAGTAAAGTGGTGGGTCGCCGTGTTGATGTTGACCTTGACACTCGCGAGCGTGACGTTCTCACAGCAGACCGGGAACTCTACCCAGACGCAGACCGATAAACGCGAACAGGTAGTCTCGGCTCTGGAGCGTGCGCAGGCTGAAGTCAAAGCATCGCGCGTCCTCATCAAGGATTACGAAGGTCGTGAAAAAGCTCTCGTTCACCAGGTAGAAATCCTCGGGAAGAACACGGAACTCCTCACCGAGAATTACTTCAAGGCTGTCAGCGAGCTTGCCGAGCTTAGGGCCTCGCTGAAATCCGAGCGTGAAGCGTTTGCAGCGCGGGAAGCCCAGGTCGAGCAACTGCGCACTGAGCGCGATGACCTAAAGAAGAAGTTAAAGGCGGCACGCCGGCGCGAGCTGCTTATGACCGCAGGCATCGCTGCCATCACCCTCCTGAAAATCCTCTTTTAGTCATGTCCAGTCACCCCGGCAAATTCCCCACCATCGCCCGCGGCAGTTTCATGTCGCGTCTCTCGCCACCGCTCCGCAACATTTGGCGGCGCGGTGAATACTGCTTCTTCTATCTCACCTGGAAAACGCAAATGTTCTTAACCTCCTTCAACACCAACGACGGCCTGATCTGGTTCTGGGCCACACTCGGCACATCCGCGTTCGGCAACCCAATTGTGCTGGCCGCGATCATCTCCGGCGTCTTTGTCCTCATCGGAAAGTTCATCGAACGGCGCACGAAACAGCGCAGCGACGGCGAGATGGCCGACCTCATTAAGACGCAAAACGAGTTGCTCGCGAAGGTCATCGCCTCTACCCCATTGAATGTCACTCACTTGAATTCTGCTGACACTCAGGTAGACGCCAAACGCGCGCTTGAGCGCACACTTCGCACCTCCAAGCCTTCCGCCCGTTAATCCGCCCCAGCCTTTATGTCCACCTGAAAGGACCTACAGATAATGAAGCTCACCGGCTTTCTAAAGTCACTCAAACTCGGCCTGACCAATTTCCTCAAAATCGGCAAAGAGAAACTCCTGCCGTCGAAGAAAGTCCATCTCTCATACTTGAGGCTCAGTTCGACGAAGGCGAACGTGCGGTTTGCAGCCGAGGCTTCAGCCGCATCGTTCAGGCGCAATCACCGGCACGAGGTGCTGTATGCCATCCGCCGCAACACGCGCGGGCTGCCTGTTGGTTTCGCCTGGTTCAATCGGATGAGAGGCTCCACGGCCCGAAGAATCCCCAAGGTTCTCAGGTTCGATTCAATCGCTAAGCTCTGGAAGCGTGAAGATCACCTGCGCGCGGAGCAGGCCTTTGCGCTTCGTGACGCCCTGAAGGTAGGTGTAGAACTGCGTAGACAGAAGCCGTCGAAGCTCGCCCGGCGTGTGCAGGGTGGAAAGCGCATGCGCTCATGCTCGGCGATGCGCTCGATGGTGACGATTATGGAGCGGCGTGAGTTGCTTGCGGGAAGGGGATGACATAAATCGCGTTACCTGCGCTCCGGTTGAATGAGTTGTTATGTTGCCCATGATAGAACATGGGGTCTATGGTACCAACTTCCACACTGTCCCATTCGCCAATGCAACTTCAATTACCGCTAACTTGCCTCGCTCGCACTCGCCCCCGTATGGAAAACCACCATGATTGACGAAGCTAACTCTGCAAAGACGACGATTTTTTCTTTCCCCAGGGATTTTAGCATCTTCAAAATTACGCTTTTCGAGGATTAAGAATTTGTCATCTTTCTTTTCGACGCAACCAGGACGAAAACCTTTAATTGCTACTCGTGTCAGATTGCAAAAGGCAACGCCGCTATTATCTGCGGTGAATTTATAAGTTGCTGAAGGAACCTTAAGCAACTTAGATAGAGTTCTTTCTTCGTCTTCGTTTTTAGCAGGTTCTTGCGAAGAAACTAAAGCCGCCAAATTTGCGATTAGTAGGATGGCTAAAATCTTACGCATATTCGTTTCTCATAGCTAAGCAACATAACGCCCGAATTAACCGGGCGGGAGACAACTGCAAGAAGCACCCAATCTAGCGGATGAAAGGCAGGCTCATTCCGCTCCGGTTGGATGAGTTGTTAGATGTCGCCTTAGCAGAGCCTCACCTCGGGCCTTCCCGGTCGAAGAAGAACACTATCCCTAGTGCGAAGAAGATATAAACCCAGTATTCCAACCTGATGAAGAACAGGGAGTGCTTAGGTTTAAGAACGACCTCCTCGCCGGTCTCCTTGTCGATCAGCACCCTTGCCTGCTTCTGGTTCAAGTACCGGCTTAGTAGCCAGGTTAGCAACCCCGCAGCCCAGAGCGCTAGGAGTTTGGGCCAGCCGTGGGCCTGGTAATAGTTCTCGTCCCGGAAGACGAACCTTACGGAGAGCTCTGTTAGAACAAGCGTGATAGCGGCAATGACGATGACGATGCCGCCCATACCGCTCCAAATGATCATCCCACTGGCTCCTCTCGCTCAAAGGAAAGACATCTAACGCCCGAATTAACCGGGCGGCAATCAAGATTGGATGATGAAATCAACGCTGTTGCCGCTCCGGTTGAATGAGTTGTTAGGCTGCGGGTTTGATTAACTCGCGCACCCTGTTTTCAAAATCCTTCGTATCAGGAAAGAGATTAGCCGAATAATACCAATTCCCTTGATCGTCAATAGTTACCGTCCCCAAGGTTTTCGTTTTACGTCGAGCTTCAATAGGTTCTACCTCTGATTTAGATATTACCCACTGGATAATCCGCCCCATCTTTCGTGTATTAGCATCATCAAGTAAACAAAATAAGTGGTTTTGTGTTGACACTAACCATGTACGTTGAGTAGAGGTAGCGAAGATTTGCAATAATTTATCTACTTTGTCAGCCCCTGCTATTCCATAATCTCCGATTATTCTCTTTATAGAATCTTCTGTTAAGAAACCGCTTGGCCCAACAGGAAGATTTTGTGCAGAACTTGTTGGAACAGATTCTGCCTTCGGTGAAGGGGATTGAACTGGTGTATCCAATTCAATCTCCTGACCAAACATCTTGCCACGCCGCAACCGACCAAATAATGAGCGAATTTCTTGCTTGAAGATAGGTAGCCCAATTAAGAGAACAATCGGCCACAGTATAGATGCAATAGCTGTAATAAGCTGGGCAATGCCGTTTATCATTGAAGTAGCAGGTGGCGAGTTTGCTTCACCAACCATAAAGACAAAAGGTAATGGCAACATAAGTCACATCCCAAATCAAGATTAAATTAGCAGCCTAACGCTCGAATTAACCGGGCGGGAGAAGCCGAACCAAGCATCCAATCTTGCGGATGAAAGATAAGCTATTTCCGCTCCGGTTGAATGAGTTGTTAGATGCGGCCTCCGGTTAATGAGCCCGTGCATTAAGATTCTCCATCCTATTGAACACTAACTCTCGGCCAGCGCGCAGCAATCTTCGGCAAGTCCTCTTTGTCTTCTACGTACATCTCAACATACCCACAATTGACACAGACGTAGGCGTTAAGAAAAGCCCCGGCTGAAAGCACACCCAAAGCTATGCGCGGCTCAAAACGATTACCATCAGCCATGTGAACAGCCTCCGCGGCACATTTCGGACATCGCCCGCTTTTCATGCAAATATTCTCTCCTAATCAAATACTTGTAAGCACCTAACGCCCGAATTAACCGGGCGCGGAGACAACTGAGCAGCCCTTCAAGTTCTCGATGAGAGCCGCGCTATTCGCGCTCCGGTTCAATGAGTTGTTATGCCGATTCGCCCGCGGGCGCGGGTTGCAATAGCCTAACAGAAGCTGCGAAATCCACGCGGAATTTCCCATCAAACGTAACGTCAGCGGGAGGTGTTTCATAGGTGTGGTCAACGACTTTGAAGACCTTGACCTTCAGGGAACCGCCAACCTTCGGACCAGCGTCATCAGGAATAGGGCGCTCATGACTCCATTCAACACAGTGAACAAAACCGATTTGACCATCAACCACTCCCCAGCAGGCATAGCCCGAAACTTCAATGATGGTCAAAGTAACTACATCTCCAACTTCAACGCTCATAGACACCTTCTGTCGGCATAACGCTAGTTAGACCGAACCATTCGGTCTAATTCATTTAGTCCGACTGCGGTCTAAGTAGTAGAATAGAGGTAAATTACCGAACCCTTCGGTCTAATACTACCTATAGGCGACTTTTAACGCTAGACTGAACCTAATCAGGCTATTTCTCTATTTCTTCAAAAACATACAAATTCCGACACCGGTATAGTATCGGCACGCGCCCTATGCCCCTCACCGGGCAAACGGCTCGTGACTATACATGCTGTTCCCCCTGTCAAACCGCCAGCTTCCCACCTCTGAGCAAGAGCCTGCCGCTCTCGCCAGCCGCCCGCCCAGCAAACCCCAAAGTTTTACCCCGATGTGCGCTCTCCGACAGCGAGCGCACATTTTTTATTTGCCAAAAACCCTTTTTGCATCTAAATAAGAGGCTAGAGTCTCCTTCTCAAAGTCCTCTGCGGAGATACTATTGCGCGCATTAGCAAAATCTGACGCTAAGACTGAAACAACCCTCGCAGGGCAAAACCAGCCTGCTTGTTCCACCGACACGACCGAAGAGGCAAAAGCTGCTCTTCAAATCCTCAGCGAATTAGATAAACGATTCGGGCAATTTTCCAGGCACTTTCAGTCGACCATCAAAGCCCTTCGCTGGGAAGCCACCCGAACGCCTGAGAATGATCTGAATGCGGTCCTCAAAGCTTTCAATGAAGGCGCTTCCACGCCGCAGGAGCTGTCCGAGGAAAGTCACCTATCAATGACCGAGTTGCGGCCCATCCTGATCAAGCTGGTCGAAACAGGCGTGGTGGAGCGCAGGCCACGTAAAGGCCTCGCAGGCTCTGATCGCACGCTCTGGATTTATGTCCTCAAAGGCACTCCCGCAGGTTCAAATATCTCTGTCGGTAATCGTGGCCGAAGTTCCTTCACGGATTTTGCCGATTCCGTCAGAGAAATGGTCAAGCCTTAAGCCCGGCAATATACATTTCGACTTGCTGCTATAAATTCAAGGCGCGCTCGGCTAAGGGCGCGCCTTTGAACTATTTTTCTCCTTCACAAGTCTGCTATGACTCCTCAGAAAAACCAGCCGGAGCCGAATAATGACGGCCTGTGTCTTATCGGCAGCGCCATCGCTATCAGCGTTTGCTATCTCATCCTCTGCCTGCTGGCGGTCTTGATCTTCAGCGCGGTCAAACCGCGTCCAACCTATGCACGAAACAAATTCAGGTTTGCCACGTCCACTACCTCCCCCGCATCTCCACGAGCCCGGATTCAATATTGAGCCGTCGCTGGACGTATGGGCGTGGGCAAAGCAGATGTTCGTGGACGAGAACGCAATCTTCTACAATCCGGATCACGAGCACCTGCGCGCGGTGGACATGGCAGTCATGTTCACAAACGTCGAGTATGAGGACGGCCTGATGCCGGTCGCAGGGATGGCGGAAATCGTCAATGTTAATGGGAAGCCCTGGGCGAAAGCTGAGAGGACTGATCACCTCTGCCTGATGCACGGGAACATACCGCAGGCCCGTGTCTGGCTCTACGCGCCATTCTGGGCCATGTGTGATCACGAGACGGCCTGCGCTCTCTTCGAGCATGAGCTTTATCACTATGCCCAGAAGAAGAATAAAGAGGGCGAGCTGCTGTTCGACGATCTCGACCGGCCCGTGCTCACAAAACGCGAGCACGACGTGACGGAGTTCATAGAGGTCGTCAGGCGCTATGGGCTGGGAGCAGTTCACCCGAACGTGCAGTTGATGGTCGAGGCCTCGCAGAAGGAGCCGCTCATCACGAAGGCGCAGATCAAAGCGGCGTGCGGAAGCTGCAGGTAAGGATAGAAAGCAAATGAAGGTTATCGTCTGCTGGATTGCAGCTCATATCTGGGAGCAGTGGTACTCATACGAGGACAAGACCCACAAGGCGGAACTTTACCGTTGCCGACGATGCTCTAGAAAAAGCTGGCGGCGCTTGCCTAAATAAAGAGACTTTTTCATGCCGGATGTAACCGTTACCTTCATCCTCACGCCTGAGCAAAAGCATTCGTGGATGGCCGAGCAACACTTTGTCATGGCCAACGCGCTTTTACGCATCCCCGGAATCCTCACTTACACAGTGGGCGTCCACTGCCTTGTGCAATTCATTTTTCATTTTATCTCGTCAGTGCGACTTGGATTGGTCAAGCCGCTTTTTTAACCGGCTGTTTCAATCATGGAAGACGGAAGAGCAAAAAACGGAGGCGCACGCCTTGGCGCAGGGCGAAAGTCCAAGTCGCTTGAAGACGACCTGCGCAGGCGGCTTGATAAGGCTTTGAAGGATGGCCGGACAAACCGCCTCGACAAAATCTTCGAGCAGCTCGTGCAGGACTGCCTCGCCGCCGGGTTTAAGACCAGGCACGCAGCGCGCGCCATGCTCTTCGACAGGCTCTACGGCAAGGCCAAGGAGAAGATCGAGCATACGGGCGAGAACGGCAAAGATCTCATGCCGACGGTGAACATAATCATTGAACCTCCGACTTCATCACAAACAGGGTCTGGCCCTCTTAAGCCGAGCGACTGAGATTCTCTACGGCGGGGCCGCGGGTGGCGGGAAAAGTCACCTCATGAGAATCGCGGCAATCGCCTGGTGCATGTTGATCCCGGGGCTGCAGGTCTATCTCTTCCGGCGGACGCGACCGGAACTTTTGAAAAACCATATGGAAGGCCCTACGAGCTTTCCTATCTTGCTCGGAGAGTTGATCAATCAGAAGCGAATCAAGATCAACTACTCCGATTTGACAATTGAATTCTGGAACAACTCGAAGATTTTCCTCTGCCACTGCCAGTACGTAAAAGACCTGGCGAAGTATCAGGGCGCAGAAATACATGTGCTCCTGATGGACGAGCTGACTCACTTCCTGGAGGAGATGTACAGGTTCCTGCGTGGTCGCGTGCGCCTTGGCGGCCTGCAGATTCCGGAAGAGTACCGCGGCGTCTTTCCACGGATACTTTGCGGCAGCAACCCGGGCTCAATCGGCCACAACTGGGTCAAGCTATCCTTCGTGGATAACGCTGCCCAGATGCAGATTAGGGAGATGCCGAAGGGTGAAGGCGGAATGCAACGGCAATTCATTCCCGCGCTCCTGGAAGACAACCCGACGCTCACAGAGAACGATCCGGATTACGAAAGTCGTCTCGAAGGCCTCGGCAGCTCCGAATTAGTTCGCGCCATGCGAAGGGGCGACTGGGACATCGTCGCGGGCGGCATGCTCGATGATCTTTGGAAGAGGGCAAGGCACGTTATTCAGCCTTTCACAATCCCTTCGAGCTGGTCTCTGGATCGTTCCTTCGACTGGGGCAGCTCTCATCCGTTCGGCGTCGCCTGGTGGGCCGAATCCGACGGTACGGAGGCAACGCTGGCCGACGGCACGAAGCGCACATTCCCACGCGGGACGATCTTTCTCATCAACGAATGGTACGGCTGGACAGGCCGCGCCAACGTCGGGCTTAAACTGCTGGCCGTAGAGATCGCTTCCGGCAAGGAGCAGGAAGATGGGACGCGCTTGCCCGGCATCCTGGAGCGTGAAGAAGCGATGCGCGAAGGCGGGCTGATCGGGAAGGACGCGGAAATCAAGCCGGGGCCCGCCGACAGCTCTATCTACGACGCGGAGAACGGCGTCTGCATCGCCGACGACATGCGTAAGGCGGGCGTCAAGTGGATCAAAGCCGACAAGACACCTGGGAGCCGTAAGACCGGATGGGAGCGCTTAAGAAAATATTTGAAAGCAGCTCTCAAGTTCCCGCTGGAAGAGCCCGGCATCTTCATATTTGATACCTGCACGCAATGGATTCGGACGGTGCCGGTCCTTCCCCGCGATGCAAACAAACCCGACGACGTTGACACCGAAGCCGAAGACCACATGGGCGACCTCACCCGCTATCGACTGATGAAGATAAAGAGAGAATGGACAGTAGGATAATGAACGAAGACAAAAAGCCTCACAGCTTCACAGAACGCTTTACCTCTGCACTGGCATACTTCCGTGGCGAAGACGATCCGCAACGGCATAACGTCCTCGGCCTGGAATCTCCTGAAGAGAAAGCTGCGGGCTCCGGCACAGCTTCAATCGTCCATCACCACGGCTACGACGGCGGGCAGGGACAGAGCTTTGAGCGATATTTCCAATCCATGTTCGGTCGCTTTGCCAACAGCCGCATTGATTATAATCGCGAGGTAGGCGACCTCACCCAAAGCTCTCTTGTGATGGCGGCTGTCAAATATCTCGGCCGCACATTGCCTGAAGCCCCGCTCGAAGTCTTTGAGCAACTGGCCGACGGCAAGACCAATATCATCCAGGACCACGAGGCCGCGCTCCTTCTCCAGCAGCCGAATGATTACTACACGGGTGAACTTCTCTGGATGTGCTTCGCGATGTCCTGGATCATTGACGGCAACGTCTACTTCTGGAAGATCAGGAATGCGCTCGGCCAGGTAATACAGCTCTGGTGGCTGCCGCACTTTCTGGTAGAGCCGCGCTGGAAAATCGGTGATGATTCAATTTTCATCACGCACTATGCATATCTGGTCAACGGCGTGGAGTGGAACATCCCGCCCGAAGACATCATCCATTTCCGAAACGGTATTGATCCGACCAACACCCGCAAGGGCCTCTCTGACCTGGCATCCCTGCTTCGCGAAATCTACGGCGACAATGAGGCTTCCAGTTGCAGCGCGCTGCTGATGAAAAACTGCGGCATCTTCCCGTTCGTCGTCAGTCCGAAAGCTAATGTCGGCGACATAGACTCTGACTTAACGAAAGTCAGAGAAGAGTTCGTTCGTAAGACGACCGGCGACGAGCGCGGCAAGCCCATCGTCAACGGCATCGGCGTTGACGTGCAGAAGATGGCCTTTAGTCCAAAAGAGATGGACATGAAGGAGCTGCGCCGTCTCCCGGAAGAGCGCGTGGCCGCGGTCCTGGGCATTCCCGCGGGCGTGATCGGTTTCGGCGTCGGCCTGGAGCAAACCAAAGTAGGGGCGACGATGCGGGAACTCCGCGAACAGGCCTATGAATCCTGCGTGATCCCGCTGCAGCGAATCATCGCCGGTGTGTTGAACCAGCAGCTCATGTCGGATAAGCGTGCGCGGCTACAGAAGTCAAAGACTGAGAAGCTGCGTCACGATCTGACGCAGGTGCGAGTGCTGCAGGATGATATGAACAAGCTTTATCAGCGCCTTACCATCGGCTTTAACGGCAACTGGATCAAGTTAAGCGAGGTGCGATCCGCAGCCGGGTTGAAAACCGGCACGCATGAAGACATCTACAAAGCGCAGATCACCGCGCCGAACCCGGATGGTACCGGTGATGGAACCAAACCAACCGACAAGCCGACTGACAAGCCGACTGATAAGCCTGCGGAGAATTAAATGCCTGTATCTGAAACAGACCTCATGCACGTCGCGCAGGTCGCTTATAACGCGATGCTTGAGCTTCAAATCCTGCACGGCGTTTTCAAAGACGAAGACGTGCGCTTCTGGGACGAGATGGATGAAGACGAGCGGAAAGCAGTTTGCGATGCCGTGCGATACACCATCAACAATCGGATCGAGGGCGCGCAGCTCCGGCATATAAAATGGGTCAAGCGACAATTGAAGGCCGGTTGGACGCGCGGGACCGTTTTCAACGAAGAAAAGAAGTGGGACCCGAATGTGTGCGAGTGGGAGAAGCTACCCGTGATTGAGCGGCACAGGCAGAGGCTTTTCGTGGCGGTCATTAATTCTTTGGCTTAGTAAGGGGAGGTAGCGCGCTCCGGTTGAATGAGTTGTTATGCGGCGCTTGTATCTTTACCGCTTGCTTTCGCTAAACCACGCTTTACACGAGCCGGTAGGGAAAACAGGAATTGAGCAAGCGCCATTGCGAATTCTACTGAACGTCGTGCATCTGTCTCGTCAGGTAATGAGGCACTCTCATCTGCATGACGTTGGTCATTAGCATCCAGCCTTACCTCATGCGCCCATTTTGCCATACCATCTGTGATTAGATGGTTCTTAGCAGCTAGATCAATACGTGAATATAAGCTGCCATCTTTGTAATTATAAGCCTTGAGCATGGCATCAACGGAACTCGCTGCCAACATTATTGCGCCAGCCGGAGCATGAATACTTCCAGCCGCCTGCGCCAAATATGTTTTAGCAGGATCAGGGATGGATTGATCTATTTCCGTTTCTGAAGGATAGATTTCCGAAACATCGCCATTAGATGTGTTAGATGACGCCGAAACCACACCACCACATCTTTTACATACGTAAATTTTCCAAAACCTTTTACGACTGCCAACACTTGCTGTGGTATCAAAACTGTGAGTCAGATACAGATTAGGTGTGTTTACACCACAATGCGGACATTGAGCCATCTCAAGCTGTGAAATTAATTTTGGCATACTCTAATTCTACCTTTCGCAAATAGAAGACGCATAACGCCCGAATTAACGCGGCGGGAGACAACATCGAATAGCATCCAAGTTGTCGATAAAAGTCGAGCTAATTCCGCTCGCGTTGAATGAGTTGTTAGGCGCGGTGTTGGTGAGAATATACGCCTAAACTTTACCTTTATCGTCCTTCATTTCGGGGTGATATTGTACTGTCGGAGCTAATTTACTATCGCCTCTGTTATTGATCTTTATGGTAGCCGCTGGGTCATAAGATAGCGTCGAAGCAGTGGCGTCTTCGAGAGAGGCACCATCCACGAGGCAATATCTTAATGTGGCATCTGTATATGTACTGTGACAGGTAGGGCAGCTCTTTATATTAGCTTTCAAGCTGCTCTCTTGTAAGCCGGAATTATGCGCTGCAACACCCGCAGCTAAAACAGGTAACATAACAGCGCTTCTTCCCCTCCGCGCTTTGGCTAACATGAAGAGAATACCAACAACACAAACTAGCCCGATGGCGATTAGAATAAGCATGATTGATACCCCACCTACCGTTGAATCCACGATGCTTCCTCCACAAATTGATGGCTCATACTATCGCATCTCATCCTCTAGCCCATAGCTCCTTGGCCTGCATCATGAGCGCAAGCGCCTAACTACTATTAGGCGTACTAATAGGCGTCATGTATTACGCCCAAATCACCGTCTAATCCCGCGCGAGTATCAAAATCATTAGCACTTTCTGCTAGGTTACAGAATTAGGCGGCTAACGCATATAAAGAATATACTCCCACCGCATCAATTACCAGATCCCTATCACACTCAGAAAATATACATTTCGGCTCAGTGCTATAACATGCTCCGCCCGGGTTTCCGGGTCTCCTTTGTCATAGGAAAGGGGCGGCCATCCACCTAAGCCGCCCCGGCCTCACTTAAAACCCTGCCCGCTCGTATCCACCGAATGAACACCCCTAAGAAGTCCCCCGCCGATAGTTTAGAGCACAAATACGTTGACCTTCGCGAGCTTAAGAGCCTCGACGAGGGCAGCGGCGGCTTTGAAGGCATCGCAAACTCCTTCGGCTCGCTCGATTCCTATAACGACATCACCGTCCCCGGATGTTTTCAGGAATCCTTAGCAGATTTCATCCAGCAGGGCTGGTCTGCTCCGGATCACGAGTGGGGAGTCAAGTCCGAGATCGGGATCATCGTCGAAGCGCGAGAGACTGACGAAGGCCTGTATGTGCGCGTCGAGTTTCACCCGACCGACGACGCGCAAAATGTCCGCAAGAAGATCAAGAACCGGATCGAGAAGGGCAAGTCTGTCCGACTCTCCATCGGCTATTCGACCGAAGACGAACGCATCATCAGCGGTCGCGACGCCGTCCAGTACCTGCGAGCCAATCACACGATGGATGAGCGTGCCGCCTGCGTGGCCGCATCGCGCGTGCGCCTGCTCTTAAAAGTTAAGTTATATGAAGTATCTCCTGTTAGCGTGCCTGCGGAGCCGAACGCCCGCGTCACTGCCGTCAAGGGAGCATTCTCCGACTCCGTAGAGGGCGCAAAGCATAAAGGCCTGATGGTCGGCTGCTTTCTCTCGGATGAGGCCGCTAAGGCTTTGGCTTTAGAAGGTGGAGAGGCTCCGGAGGACTTGCACCTCACGCTCGCTTATTGCGGCGATGTCTCTGCGCTCGACGATATGACAGTCGCGCAGGCAATGGTGGCCGTTAAGGGTGTGGCTGGTTGGAACCTCCCGCTCAACGGCAAAATCTCCGGGCTTGGCCGCTTCAACTCAAGCAACACGACAGACGGCAAGGATGTCGTCTACGCGAGCGTGGACATGCCCGGCCTCTCCGAACTCCAGAACTGGATCGCTTACGTGCTCCGCTCGGCCGGTGTGCCTCCGCGCGATGATCACGGATTCAATCCCCACATTACTTTGGCCTATGTGGAGCAGGGCTCGCCCTCGCCTGTCGAAAAGGTTGAGACAATGGCGCTTCGCTTCGACTCGCTCGTGATAGTAATCGGCGAAGAGCGAACAGTAGTCCCCCTCTCCGGCTATTCGAATTGTTATTCCTATCTCGGCACGCCCGAAGAAGCCGAGACCAAATCACAGGAATTATTGACCGCCGAACATGGCTCGCTTGCCGGGCTTTCTTTCGCGGATCACTCCGAAACGGTGCTTGCCGCCGCCGAGGGGTTAGTAGCACAGGCAAAATCAATCAATGGGTTGAGAGCCAAGGAAGGCCGCACCATCAGCGCGGCCACGCGTGACCGGATGCTTTCCGCACAGGAACGCATTAAGGAAACGCGTGAGGCGATGGATCAGGTTCACGATGACCTTGGTGAACTCTGCGCCTTAGCCGAGAAGCCGAAAACCGCTTCCGTTTCCGAGAAGTTAAAGCTCCAGCTTGAGTTCGAAGCCATCACCGGCGACGTGCTCGATTGATACCTTGACCTCTGGCGGCTCCCTTACCTCTTTAGGCCGCTCATCCTCCAACCTCCGCGGCCTGCGCCCTTTGTTGCGCGGCCCACATCAACCGCAAAGGATTTTCAAAATGAAAAGATCAGAGCTACTCGCCGAGCAATATACTGCGAAGAGTGCAGAATTCAGCACGCTCATGGCGAAAGAGAACATCAGCGACGCCGAGGCTGCCGACGCACGCGCGCTCATGGGCGAAGTAAAAGAACTCAAAGGCAAGTACACGGAAGCCGTGGAACTTGAGCGCGAAGCAGAAGAGACCGCGCAATTCGCGAACGGGCTGAAGTCCAACCCTGTCAACCTGCGCCATGACAGCCAGGGAAAAGTCGGAGAAGCCAGCCTGGAAGGCTTTCAGCCTGCAGGCACGACCGTCGTTGACAGGAAAAATCTAGCAGTCGTGTACGAAGAGGGCGAACTTGGTCTCGACCAGAAAACGCTTTCCGCGATCTCGACGATGGATTACAAGCGCTCTTTCCGCAACTACCTGCGCAAAGGCATCAACGGCGTCTCCAGCAACGAATTGAAGACGCTGCAAGAGGGTGTTGACGCTCAGGGCGGCTTCCTCGTCCCCGACGATGTGATGGCCAAGATTATCCAGCGCAAGCCCACACCGACCCGTCTGGCCTCGCGCGTGATGAGCCTGCAGACAAGTCGCGACCGCCTGCTCATCCCCAAAGTTAATTACACGTCCGACAACATCTATACGACCGGCATCCGCGTCACCTTCACCGGTGAAGTTCCGGCGTCGAGCACCGCTCACCGCGTGACCGATCCGGTCTTCGGACAAATCGGCATTCCCGTTCACACGGCGATGCTGAGCATGCCGCTGACCAACGACATGGTTGAGGATTCAGCGTTCCCGATTGTGAGCTGGTCGGCTGACAAGTTCCAGGAAACGATTGAGCTTCTCAAAGACAACATGATCGTCAACGGCAGCGGTCTCGGTCAGCCGATGGGTATCCTGGCCAATCCGGGCGGAGCCGATCAGCCCGACATAGTTGTTACCGGCAGCGCCGCGGCTCTGACGGCGGACGGCCTGATTGACCTCTCCTACTCGCTCCCCGAGCAGTATGACGAGAACGCGGCCTTCTACCTCAACAAGACCAATGCGGGCAAAGCGATTGCCAAGCTGAAAGACAGCAACAACCGCTACCTGTTCGGCACGGGCCTGCAGGACAGCGGCATCGCTTCGGCCAGGCCGAAGGAATTGCTCGGCTATGACTATGCGTTCAGCGCATTCATGCCGGACATCGCGGCCAACGCTTACCCTGTGATCTTCGGTGATTTGTCGGGTTACTACCTCGTCAACCGCATCGGCTTCTCGATCCAGGTCTTGCGCGAAGTCGGCGCGGAGCAGAACGAAATTCGCTTACTGGGTCGCATCCGTTTGGGCGGCCAGGTGGCGGAAGAGTTCAAGCTCAAGATTCAGAAGTGCTCGACCTAGTTGCTGGGAGTCAGTGACCTCACCAGTCAGTAATCAACCATAGTCAGTGATAAGTGTTCAGCCGGGCGGTGAAAGCTAAAGGCCAATGGCCGCCCGGTGTGAGCACACCAACAGGAGAATAAGAAAGTGTCTAACATCCATACTCCCAGCTCACACGTCCTGGTCAAGCCGAGCTTGGACCCGGAGAGCCGCACGGCTGACGCCAACGGACTTGGCGTGGATTGCCGTGGTTTTGAAAAAGCATTAGTGATCTGCCACCTGGGCGCGCATGACCGCACCACGGGTGACGAGACCATCGAATTCAAGGTCGAAGAGTCCGTCGATAACTCCACCTGGGTTGCCGTTTCGGGCGCGACGACCGGAGTGCTCGGCGATGTTACGCCGAACGCCACTTCCGGCAACGTCTACCTGATCAACGTCAACCTGCAGAAGCGCTCTCGCTACCTGCGCGTGGTTGCCGACGTTTCGGGCACGACTCCGATTGATCTTTGCTCGGCGCAAATCCTGCTCTTCAACGGGCGCGGTTCCGCGCTCGTCTCGCAGGCTGCAACGCCGGTTTCAGTCTAATAGCCGCACCTACCGCGAGTAGGAGAGCGTATTCGGGGGCGGAGCATATCCGCCCCCAGCCTTTCCCTTCATTGCATATGCCACGCGAAAAACCCAAAGAGCTTTTTAATCCGGGCGAAGCAGTGCTGGTCACCGCGAGCGTTCTCCGCATTCGTGACGGCAACGTCGAGATGCAGCTCGCTGACGGCCAGATGGTGCGCACGCCTGCAGGTAACGTCATGCGTCAGGAAACAGAAAACAAATCGGTGAAAGCCGCGCCGCAGACCAAGGCTGTCAAGCCCGCCGAGAACAAATCGGTAAAAGGTCCCGGCAAGTAATGAGCGTCAGGTGTTTCATAGTCGAGGTTGACGCTGATCGCGTCTGGAAGCGACTCGACACCGGTGAAGAGTTCTTTTCACTGGCTGGGGTTCCGGCAGGCGCGATGTGGTATGCCGACTGGATGCTCGGCTATGAGCAAACTCGAACGGCCTTTGCAGGTCCCGACGGGCGATGCCTAGTCGTCAAGCTGCCCAATGGGCATGACTGGATGATTGACGCCATCTGCTCCAACTGTACGGACCGTGAGGGCGCGCTTAAGGGCGATCACAAGTGCTGGGTCCGTCACGGGACGGCTCCCAACATCACGGTTGATAAGAATGGGAAGACGTGCGGCGCAGGCGGAGGCTCAATCCTCTCCGGCACCTACCACGGTTTTCTTCGCAACGGCGAACTCGTTGAGGCTTAAAACCCATGATTGAAGTCCACGTCACATGCTCACGCTGTAAGAAGAATATTGAAGGCACGCGAAGTGACCTCGCTACGGGCGGCTATTACGACGTGAGACCGACGGATTCACCCGCAGGCTGGGACAAGTATGCCAATCCCGGCGAGACAATTCTTTGCGACCCCTGCATGTGGACCGATCCGCGCTACATCAAGGTCTACGGCGACTTTAACGCCAGGAGCCTTCATCCAGCCAAAGAAGAAGACGCCCGCAGGCTGGCGCGTTTTAGCATCACGCCGGAAGTCTTCCTGGTATTTACTTCCGGCTGGTTTGAAGTAATCGCCAATCCTCTGCCCGCCGACGCGCAGATAGTTAGTGCCTTTTATGATGAGCCGCGCAATTGCTTCACCGTCGTGCTGACGAGCGAAACATTCGCGCCCGTGCCGGAGGGCGCGGTAATCCCCGACGTGCAGCCTCCCGCCATCAAGCACATTGAATTTAACGGAGTCTCTCATTGAGCGACGCTTCGGACAGAACAGCGGCTCTCGCGCGCCTGACTCAACTCGTCCAGCCTGCGGTTGAACCGGTGCTGACGACCGGCTCCGGCACGACGGAGCTGGAGACGATCCTTGATAAGCACAGGCGCGCGACGACCTACGCGCCCGGCACCTATTACGCATTCGGCCAGATCGTTCTCCCCACGGTTCGCAACGGCCGCAAATATCGGTGCGTTCAGGCAGGCTTAAGCGATGCTGCAAGCCCTGCGACGGTCGTTGCCGCGAGCGTCACAAACGGTGGAACCGGTTACACCTCGGCTCCGACTGTCTCGCTCTCCGGAGGCGGTGGAAGCGGCGGGGCGGCAATCGCTCTTTTGACCGCGGGCGTCGTCACGGCAGTGGTGATTACGAATAAGGGAAGCGGCTACACCTCCGCTCCGACAATCTCTTTTACGGGAGGAGGCGGAAGCGGTGCCGTCGCAGCCACAGCCCTAATCGGCAATGAGCCGTTCTGGCCGACGAGAAACGGCGCGCGCGTTACCGACGGCACGGCCGATCCTTTGCTGACCTGGGAAGAGTTCGGGCCTGACTTTGACAATATCTACGACGTGCGCGCCGCGGCGCACGAAGCTTGGCTGCTCAAGGCTGAGAAGTGCTCGAACAACTTCACGATGAAGCTGGGGTCCCTAGGGTTTTCCCGCGAGCAGATTCACGAACACTGCCTGAACATGGCGCAGCAATTCGCGCCGCTTAATTTCGGCTAAACAAAATGGCGCTCTTTGACGATCTCCGCACAGTCGTTACCGACATCCTCAACACGCAGGCCCCGGACACATGCAACATCATGCGCCCGGCCCTTAGTGATGACGGAAGGGGCGGAAAGTCTTCGACACCCGCGGCGGTCAGCGGTACGCCGGTGCGCTGCCTGTACGAGCCGCTCAAGGGCAATGACCAGCTCGTCGCCGCGGCACCTGTCGGCTTCACCAATTACCGGATCACGCTGCCTGCGGGGACGGACGTGAAAGGCAAAGATCAAATTCTGGTGGCGGCGAGAGGTGGAGAGCCCGCGCGCACCTTTGAAGTGAGCCACGTGCTGCAGCAGATGGGCGTGGTAATCGAAGTGGTAGCGGTCCTAAAGGGATGATCAACGTCACTCTGAAAGATAATCTCGGTCGCATCCGCGAAGAGACCCACCGCAGGGCGGCCGTGCTGGTTGAGAAAGTAGCGCTCGACATCGAGCTTGAAATCAAGACCGGCATGACCGAGGAAAAGTCCGGCCGCGTTTACACGCGCGCCCAGGGAAAGACTCACCAGGCCTCTGCGCCGGGAGAGTCTCCTGCGATTGACTCGAAAGAGTTAGTCAAAAGCGTCCGCACTGAAGAAGCGGGCGATCTCAAGCGGGTCGTTGGTTCTGACGATCCCGTATCCGTGCTCCTTGAACTCGGGACGGACAAAATAGCTCCCCGGCCCTCATTTGTTCCGGCAGCGGAAAACCACAGGCAGGAATTTATTGAGGGCGCGCGTCACCTGGTGGATTAAAAGATGAGCGACGTTTCTGAAAGCTTTAGAAAGAAACTGCAGGCCGACACAGGCACAGGCGGTTTCATGACGCTCGTCACGGATGTCTTTGAAGACATTGCTCCGGAGGGAAGCCTTTTCCCTTATTGCGTCGTCCAGGTTCAATCGCCCGCGATTCCCAGTTACAGCTTCGGTCAAACGAAAGCTGCCGAAGAATCAACCGTCATCGCAGCGCGTATCGTTGACAAGAACATCTCTTCTGCAGCAGCGGAAGACGCCGCGGCAAAACTCAAGACCTTGATGCAGGACGCCGCACTCTCAATCCCGGGGAAAACGCTTATCTGGTGCCGGTGGCGAAGTGATATTGATTTTTCGACCTTTGAGGTGAGTGAGATTTACCGCTTCAAAGGAAGTATGTGGAATGTGAAAGTCGCGCCTTAAATCTAAGTCTGCAGGCCTGGAGCAAATTGTTGAAGAAAACCACACACCCCCAGCCCCGTTACGATGTCCTGATCGGCTTCAACTACGGGAAAGACAATAAACGGCATGAGGCAGGCGAGAAGAACGTCGCGCTGCCCGAAACAGTCGCGCAGAACTTACTGTCGCACATCCCGCCCGCCGTCTCGCTTTCGGCTTCCCCGAAGTCTTCACCTGAAGGAGTTAATTAATAATGGCAAACGCCGCAAAAGACGTTAGGCTAATCGCCAACCAGTTCGACCTCTCCGCCTTCTTCAAAGCCATCAAGCCTTCGAATGAAGTTGATAAGCTCGATGCTTCAGTTTTCGGGACCGGTAATGCCAAGGCATACGTCGCCGGGCTCGTGGACGGCTCTCTCTCATGCGAGGGTTTCTTCGACACCGACTCAGTCAACGCCAACAAGATTGACGACGTGCTCGGCCTTGCGCTCACCCCGCCCGCAATCGTCACCTATGCCCCGGCGGGACTCACATCTATCGGTCTTCGCGCCAAGCTTCTTTCCGCCTTGCGTCCGAAGTACGAGGTCAACACCACCATCGGCCAGATCATCAGCGTCATGGCCGACCTCTCTAACGAGCAGAAGGGCCTCGAAGCAGGCATCATCCTTCATCCGCAGACGGCCGAGACCGCGACCGCTAACAGCGCCTCGGTGGACAACGCCGCGGGAACGACTAACGGCGCCGTCGGCCACCTGCACGTCACGGCGAAAACCGACGCGACCGCAGTCTGGACGATCAAGATTCAGCATTCGACCGATAACTCGGTCTGGGTGGACCTCATCACCTTTACGAACGTCTCGGACCGCACACTCGCAGCGGGCGCACAGCGCTCGGAAGTCACGGGCACAACCAACCGCTACGTGCGAGCACAAGCGACGCTCGTTTCGGGCACCACTTCGATCACACCGGTTGTCGCCTTCGCGCGACGCTAGACAGTAGGCAGTAGGCAGTAACCAGCTTCTGTCACCTGATAGCTGACATCTGAACTCTCACTATCCTCCGGCGCTTCTTCAGTCGAGCGCTTCACCACTTCACCTTACCAAGGAGCACTTCATTGGCCTCAGCAGCAAAAAACGTCGTTTTCAAACTCGGAACTGTCGGCGTGCCCAGCACGGCCACCGACATCAGCAGCAAACTCTCCAGCGTCAAGCCTTCCTGGGCCGCTGATAACCTGGACGCCTCGGCCTTCGGTGCATCGGGCGCGAAAGCGCACGTCGCGGGCCTTACCGACGGCACCATCTCGATTGAAGGATTCTGGGATGCGGCTATCGAGACGCACTTCACGGGCCTTCTCGGCCAGGACAATTCCGGCGCCGGGATCGCCTTCGAGCATGGACCCATCGGGTCTACGACCGGCAACCCGAAAACCACCGGCAACTGCATCCTGACGAAATACGAGCCGCCCTCAAGCATCGGCGCCGTTAATAAGTTCACCGCAGAACTCCAGGTCACGGGCGCGCCTACCCGCACCGTTTACTAATTCTATCTGGATTCCATAACCAGATAGCACAGTCAGTCCTCACCCCACCCCAAATAGCGAGCGCCGGGCCTGTCCTCCCACACAGGCTCGGCCTACCTAGAGGAGTATTCAAAACAAACGTCATGAAAAAGAAACCTACGCCCGCTATGGGCGCACTCGACATCGCGGAGATTTTAGACTTGACCGTGCCGGTCCCCTTCAAGTACCAGCCCAAGGGCACGGACCAGACCTACGTGGTCAACCAGCTCGTCTACGTCGAGCGCATCACGGCAAATCTGATTGATGAGATCAGCGAGGCCTCAGAGAAATCCGAAGCTGAAGCCTTACAGCGCATCATCAGCCAGACGGTCAAATCGTGGGACATCGTGCTGGGCGGAGAGCCACTTGGGACCGACTTAGAAACTCTTAAGAAGCTGCCCATGACGTTCCTCGCAGCGTCGGCAGAGGCCCTCATCGCGCTCTGGCAGGGTCGCCCTACGAAAGAGCCGAACTCGCAAAACACCTCGGAACAGGTGGAGAGTCCGGCTCTGTCCCCGGCTGGTACAGAGTAGTAAGAGCCGCGCGCTTTCTTGGCGTCGCGCCGTGGGAGCTACTAGCGCGACCTGACGCGGGCGTGTGGATGTCTTATGCCATTACGGCAGAGGGCGGTGAGGCTGACGGTGAAGAAATGGCCGTCAAGTTTGCGGAGCAGCGCGCAAGGATGAAAAGAGATTAGGCAGGCAATCGAAAAACAGCCGGCGCGAGGCTTTGCCTAACGGAACCGATCTCACTACGTTCATATCAGGAGCGGCAGGAAATCATCTTTACGCTTGGCTGCAATTCTTCATAGGTAGTCTGCCCAAGTAGAATGGCTTTCTTCTCACTATTGACACCCCAAACCCACCCGCTAATATCTTCTCTCAGCCCTCGCGTTGCTGACATTACTCGTTAGTCTCAAATCAAAGGTTGATTCGCCCTAGAGAAGATTTACCCCTAGTAGATGTCAAATTGTAGTTATGCTGCTTCAGGCTTTAATGGCAAAAATGAAGCAGGAGGTTTTAACATTTGACTTGGCGCAAAAGAGTATTAAAGGCTATTAAGTTGTTTACGGCGCAAGCCTACAAAGAGCCGATTTGGATCATCACGTCACTGGCTTTTGTCTATTGCGGCTCGGTTATAGTTAGGTACCAATCTTGGCTCCCAAATGAACAGGTGCGTTTGGCGAATTCACATAATGAAGCTGAAGTGCAGTCAGAAGACTATAGTAGAATGCTGGATCTGCTTCACCAGATTCGTCCTGAGAGTAAAGCTGCAGAAACACTAACAAAACAATTCCAATCAATTGTACAAGATATGGTTGATTCAGGGCAGACGATTGGCCACGAAGAACAAATTGAAGATAATTATAATTCGGTTGTTGAAACTAGAAAGCGAATAGAACTTCTTATTGCAAGACTTAAAGGCACAGCCTTCCGTATCCCTGAACTTACCGAGAGAACCAGGGTATTAGAAGCCACGCTAAAAACTAATATTAGTACATTGAAAATAATAGAGGATTATTCATCTGTTTACCTTACGAGGGATGCCCGGGCAGTTTATGAGCAGACTCGTAAGACTGAAAACCAAATTCAGTCTAATATTATAGAATTGGAAACTACCAATGCCCGGCTAGAGAGCGAGAAGATGCGATCGGAGTCAGAGAATAGATCATTTGAACTTGAGCTTGAAAGAACAATTTCACAACGTGAGGAAAATCGGAGAAAGGAACTTCTGTATTATGCTGCTTTAATCTTTTCTATCGGATACTTCCTAAGCATTTATAGGGGAGTAAAAAATGCTTTTAAGGAAACTAGCAGAATGGTGCTGCGCCAAAAGCGAGTGAAATCTAGACCTAAAAAGAGAAGGAAGTAGGCATACGAATGATTAGACCAAGCTTGAGTCCCAATGTGTATTGAACGTCGTGGACTGACAGCTTATCTCTCTCTCAACCCCATTGCTCCACCAAAGTTGACCCAAAACTTTTGGGCGAGAGTAGATTACTGAGATGCTATCGAGGCGGGTTGAATGAGTTGTTAGGTGTGCCTTTGTTTCACCGCTCATCATTATAATTCTGAACATTGGAATCTTTAGTTTCCCATTCCTGGATTAACAAGTGATATTTCTTTTTAATTCTGAGTTCAATTTCTACATCCACGATAAGCTGTGCTGAGTTATCAGGATGTTTGAGGCTTCGCAGTTCCTCATACTTAGCAACTCTGATAACATTACTAAACTCCTTTTCCAAATCATTATCTCGATCTTTAATTTTTCTGATGATAGTTTTTATAGCATCGTAAGCAAAATTTCCTACAATGCCAGATGTTGCTGCCAACAAAACGAAATAGACAACATCCACAAAAAGAAATTCAATATCATCCGATGGATTTACACGCTTCTTAAAGTCACGATATAACTCTTCACCAATTGAATCTGTAAAAAGATATTCTCTATATAGATTATGTGAAATCGCTGACATTGTTAGCTTCCAAGAATTATCAGTACTGGATGATATGATTTCGTCTAAAGACTCATACCATCCATCTACATCTTCGACATGTGATAGACATCGGGGCGGCTGGGATAGAATAAGAGCTGGTGAGCCACATCCACTTATTGAGCATTTCTCTATTTCATTCATTTTTGCTTAAACCTTTAGCTAGACGCTAACACCTAACGCTCGAATTAACCGGCGAGCTATCAACATGGAATTTAAGAGCCGCGCTATTGCGAGTCGGCTGGAATGAGTTGTTCGGCGGCGGTGTTGGCATTTATGAGACGATTCATTGTTTAGACCTCTGACTATCAGTCGCAAGGAATATATCTTTGTTACTGTGTGCATAA